CTTTCGTACTCAAACGCATATTTGGCTCTGCAAGCACCCCCTTGGCCTGTTCCTATATATAGGGAGAGCCTACCCGTACAGTTCCCATACGTTCGTTTAGAGTTTGTACAGGATCGGATTACAGGCTCTACAAGGCTCTGAAAGGTCTTGTGGCTACCTCGGTATTGACTTTGCATTTTGATGGCCTTCTTGGTGGCTTAGATTGCGTTTAAACGGCATTGAACCGCTGTTCGGTGGCTATCATGTGCAGGATTCCGTCAACCAAGGCCTGTTCGGTGGGGTTGATCCCCTCTGCTTGGCAGGCTGGCAGTAGCAAATCAAATTTCGATTCAATCAAATCTTTTGGAAACCCTTTTAATTCTTTGTTGTTCAAAACATTAAGTTTAAAAGATATAGTGTTAATTTCCGTGTTTGTTACAACCTCCAGGTTGTCTACATTAACAACCTCCAGGTTGTCTACGTGGGGTTCTGCGTACACAACCTGTGGGTTGTCTACGTGTGAGTTATCCACATTGTTATCCACAGACTTATCAACAGATTTCTTGAGTTGTGATTTCATTTTCTTAACTGTTATTGTTTCTCTGTCTTTAGGCATTTGGTATTCCTTTCTAGGTTGGTTGATTGTGGTGGTAAGGGATGCTTTGATCATGTCTGCTATGCGTTGGAGTCCTTCTTTGTCTACTTCTTTTTGTAACCTTTTTTCTTCAGCTTCTATTTGACCTGGTGGCCTAGCATCTTCTTTGTTGCTAACCATTGCTATGGCCTCTTGAGCTGTTATTTCTGCGTCAAAGATGATTCTGATGGTGTCTGTGAACTTGCCATGGAAACCTCTTTTGACTACTTCAACGTAACCTAGAGCTTTTAATTGCTTTACTTGTTTGCTGACTGCTTGCTGGCTAATCTTTAGATCTTTGGCAATACGTTCTTGGCTAACCCAAGTGATGCCAGCACGGTTACTGAAAGCTGCAACGGCTGCCAATACTCTTACTGTGCCGTGCTGTAGCCTATCGTCAAACACCGCCTTAAATGGCAATACAACGATCTTCCTCTGGTCTGGCAGAGTCTCGCCTAGCGTGATCCTTGGCTTTTTGGGTAGCTCAAATGGCAGCACGTTATCTGGCATTGCGCTCATTCTTGTTTATCTCTCGCATATATTGTCTTACCCGTGCCTCTACGCTTGCGCCATAGAGTTTGTCTAGGCTGGCCAGATGCCTGTCTATCAGCTCCTTGTCCCTGAGTACTTCCCAGGTTGTCAGCAATTCCCTTGCATTGGCCATCAACAGCGTTTCTAGGCTCGGTGATGGGGCATTGCTTGGCCCGCGGTATATCTGCCTTGCCTTCATGCATTAGTGGCCTTCTTGCGGTTCCTACTGGCTCTGACAATGTTGTCTATCCTCACTTGTCTCAACTGCTCCTTTGCCTTGGCATCCAGCACCAGGCTTACTTGCTCTAGGGTCTTGAAGGTGTGCAAATTGGCGCACTCATAGCGTCTGACAGTGATATTGTTTTCTCTCTTGCGGGTGTCTTTGACTAGCGTCCAGGTACTGCAGATTGGACACTTCATTGACCAGCCCCTTTGTTGATCTTCTTTGCCAGATCTAGCGTGATCTTGCGTGTCTCATCCAGCAGTTCCTGCAGATCTTGCACTCTTGTCATCTGTTCGTATAGCGCCAGCTTTAGCTCCTCAATTGTGGCCAGCCACTGCCGTACTTCGTGGTTAACAGTCTCAGATCCCACTACAACCCCGTCTTCGTCCCTGTACAAGGCTATGTAATCCTTAGTTTTATTCATCGTTATCACTCCAAAACATCAATAAGGCTATGGTGATCACAGCAATCACCACGCCAGCCAAAAAGGCCAGCAGGCTTAGTAGCAAGATATTGCTCAACTCTTTTGCTCCAGCTGGCGCACTCGCTCCGACAGATCCCGCACCAGGTTAGTCAACAAAGCCACTTCTGCCAGTAGTTTGGCCTCCTTACTTGGGTTGCTAATAATCTCCTGCTTGACCTTAGATCTGCGCTCAATCTCGTTGAAAGCCTCGTCCTCTTCTGTAGTTGTGTCTAGCCTGTGCGGGTAGGTTATGCCTATGGGTTTTCTCATGTGTTCTGCTCCATCGCCCAATGTAGGATGGCCAACGCATCGGCCTCGTTATCGTCTGTCACAGCATGGCCTTTGGCCTGCATTGCCTGCACCATGGCCTCTTTATTTGCATTGCCTTTGCCAGTGGCAAACAGTTTTATCGTCCCAACTGGCACACCGCTGTACGGTATGTTGTGATGCTCACACCAGCTGGTCAACACGGCCATCAGACCACCGTAGCAATGCGCTGCATCCACTCCCTGGTGTCTTCTGACTTCCTCAAAGTAGACCGCATGGACCTCACCAAGACTGCCCTTAATCTCGCCCAGCCACTGCTTAAACCGCAGATAACGCATACCACCACCCTCGAACCGCTTTGGCTTAAGATCCACCCAGCCATGGGCTATCGTGCCTTGCGTCTGCGCTGCCCAGCCCGTGCGAGAGCCAAGATCGATGGCCAATATGTTGATGCTCATAGCACACCCTGCTTTCTCATCTTGTCAACGTATGCCTCAACGGCCTCGCAACCTTGCGTATATACGTCTAGATCCTCTGTCCATTCGAGCGCCTCGGTGACTACTTCTGTTGGCAGATCCTCACCGTCCCGCACCTTGTCCAAGATCTTGCGAGCCTCGGTCAATGTCATGTCCTAACCTCGCCAACCAAGTTGCTCAGACGCACACTTAGATCCGCATACTGCTTGGTCAAAGTCTCAAACAAGACCATGTCAATCATGTTGGATCTGCTACGTGCCTGCGCCTTGCAAGCCCTATCGAGCATCTCTAGTGTTTCTGGTCTGATGCGTATAAAGATTGGTTGTTTAGTCTTGGTCATAGTCTTGGTAGGTGATTGCACAATGCAAGCGATCATATACGCAGATTAGCCATGGCAATTGGCATTAGGGAAAACACCTAGAAAATAGTTGATTTATTTTGGTTTAGAATTCATACCAGCGATATCACAGTGATAGCGCAGAACCACCGAGAAACAGGAGTTCAAAGATGACACAGTTAGCCAAACAGATTGCAGACCTTGAGCGTCAGATCGCAATAATCGAACACACATCCACCAATTACATCGGTGGTGACAAAGCCTACTACTCAGGCAACCAAACTTTCCTCAAGCCAGCAGCACAACGCAAAGTTGATTCGCTCAACAAGAAGTTGGATGCATTGCTCGATACGGTGGAGGCTTAATCATGCAATACGTAGCCTACTACCGTGTAAGTACAGATCGCCAAGGCCAGTCAGGTCTTGGTCTTGATGCCCAACGTACTGCAGTGGCCAAGCACATTGGCCAAGCAGAACTAATCGCAGAGTTCACAGAAGTTGAGTCTGGCCGTAACAATGACCGCATCCAATTGGCTCAAGCTCTTGCACTGGCCAAGAAGTCTAAGGCCACCTTGGTCATTGCCAAACTAGACCGCCTTGCTCGTAATGTTCACTTCATCTCTGGCTTGCTAGAGTCTGGTGTTCCATTCGTATGTGCCGATAGCCCAGAGGCAGACCGCACCTGGTTGCAAATGTCTGCAGTATTCGCTGAGTGGGAGGCACGTAAGATCTCTGAGCGCACCAAGGCAGCACTGCAAGCAGCCAAAGCCCGTGGTGTCAAGCTCGGTTGCCCAACACCAGCACTCGGATCTGCAGCTGGCAACGCAGTCTTGCAAGCCCGTGCCAACGACTACGCAACCAGCATTGCCACCATCGTTCGTGACGTTATCGCAGTCTCCAAAGCCAGCACCCTTCGTGAGTTGGCCAGCCAACTGTCTAGCCGCGGTGTCCAGACACCCCGTGGAAATACCGAATGGGCAGCCAGCCAGGTCAATGCTCTCATCAAACGCCTCAATATCAACCTCAAGGAGACAGCCCATGCATAAGAATGTCCCGTACAACACAGGCAAAGTGGCCATAGGCTCACGATTTGAGCCTGTCAAACACCACACTATGTCTGCAGATGAGATCCGCATCCAAGATGCGTTGATCAAACCACCCGTTAAACCCATCCAATTGCCCTACGACAAAGCCATTTATGTGCTTGGCATAGTAGCCCTACTAGTCATCTATTGGACCCGTTAAATCATGCATACAGGCCAAGTAATACGTGATGCCCAGCTCAACTTGTTTGAGCAACGTGATACCACATTTCTAGCCCGTGCTAGAGCGCTGGCCGTGCAGATCTGCCAGACCCGTGGCAGTGTCAGCATCAATGACATTAGACAGAATCTTGCTCTGCCTGCAGAGATGCATCCATCAGTATTGGGTGCGGTCTTTAAGGGTAAGCAATTTACGGCCATAGGTTTTACCGAGGCCAATCACCCGCAGGCACACGCCCGCATCATTCGTGTTTATAAACTCAAGGAGTCCTTAAATGGTCAACAAAGTCACGCCTGACGATATGCTGTCAGCATCCCGCCTACCCTCGGTCATGGGTCTGTCCAAGTACAACACCCAAAATGATGAGTTGGAATACAGCATCAACGCTATCCAAGGCAAAGAGCGTCCAGATGTATCCAATGAGTCCATGGATTGGGGCAACCAGATGGAGCCATTGATTCTCAGAGAGGCAGCCAAGCGCCTGCAATTGAGCGAGGTAAACATTGACCACACCACCCCGTTTTTCCATGCCTCCTTGCCTCTGTGTTGCAGTCTGGATGGCACTGGTCATGGCCGTGGCCAAGTAATTACCAACGATCCAGACGCTGGCATATTTGTGATTGGCCAGGACAGTATCACCTTGGATGGTGTCGGTGTGCTTGAGGCTAAATTGACAGCCATGGAGCCAGAGGATCTGCCACCATTGTGGCGTGGTCCCATTCAGTTGCAGGCACAGATGGATATCATGCAATCCAACTGGGGTGCTATCTGTACGCTCTACAAAGGCACACAGTTACGCATCTTCTTGTTTGCTGAACACAAAGCCACCTTAGAAAATATAGCTAAAGTGACGCTAGATTTTCAGTCCCGCCTGGATAACTTTAAAAAGACAGGATCGGTGGACTATTACCCACCGCAAGCAGGCGAGAAGTGGCCAGACTCCCGTGGCCAGTACCCTGTGACTGAGGATACGGTCTTGCTTGATGCCGAGGCAGCAGAGCTGGCACAACGTATCGTTGACAACAAACTTGAGCTAAAAATTTTAGAGCAAGACATTGCCAGCGATGAGGAAAGTCTCAAAGAGTTGATTGGCCAATCCACCAAAGCAATCGCTGGTGGCTATGCAATCAGCTGGCCAACCAGATCCTACAAAGCCCAGCCTGAGAAAACAGTCCCTGCGAAAGAGGCGTACACCATTCGCCAATCTACCCTAACCATCAGAGAACTAAAGAAGTGAGATCCACTATGCAACTAACTACCAACCGCCAAGGCTTTGCGCCAGCCACCGTCACCGAGGCTATTCAGTTCAGCGAGATGCTGGCCAACAGCAACATGGTCCCAAAGCAATACATGGGCAAACCACAAGACGTTTTAGTCTGCATCCAGTGGGGCATGGAAATGGGTCTAGCCCCCATGCAGGCATTACAAAATATCGCTGTCATAAATGGCAAGCCTAGTGTCTACGGTGATGCAATGATGGCGCTGGTGCAGGCCAGTCTAGTCTGTGAAGGTGTCGAGGAGTCTATAGAAGGTGAAGACACGGCCAACCCCGTTGCAGTCTGCGTAGCCAGGCGCAAAGGCAGAGCGCCAGTCACTGTGCGTTTCTCAGTAGAAGATGCCAAACGTGCTGGCCTGTGGGGTAAGCAGGGACCATGGCAGGCATACCCCAAGCGAATGTTACAGATGCGGGCCCGTGGCTTTGCCCTGCGTGATGCATATCCAGATGTGTTGAAGGGTTTGATCACCATAGAAGAGGCACAAGATTACCCAGAAGAGTCCAAGCGCCCACCCAAAGACATTACCCCACGCAACCCTTTGGATGCCCTAGCACCACTAGCGCCAGCGCCTGCGCCAGCTGTCGAGTTTAGTCAGCCAGATCTTGAGACAGGCGAGGTAGAGATCATTGATCACCCACCGTTTGAAGAGTTGGCCACCGAGCCACCATCTGCAGCTCTTGCGTTTTCAATCATCTTGCCTGGCAAGGATCTACCGCACAGCACATATGCCACGCTAGAGGAATGGCAAGATGCATATGAGCAATTCTGCGAGAAGATAGCGTCAAGTCAGAAGGTCAAGCCCCGTGAGCGCATGACCAAACTACGTGAACTACGTGATGCAAACATGGCCACCATAGAGTCTGTAGACATAGCCAAACGTGTACGCCACATAGCCAATCATCAACAGCGCATTAAAGCGCTTGGTGCTACGCTCTAGGCTAGTACTTGTAGGGCTTGCTGAACGTGCTTAATGCGGTCATCAAGCCCTATCAATCCACCGTTGATGATCTTGGTCACCCTCTGATAGTCAAGGGCATCCGCTGGTGGATTGAGTTTGTGGGTATCCCAGAACCATCCAGCAGTGAGAGCAGCGTAGCGAGGAGTAGCAATAAGATCAGGATCTTTAACAAAATCCACTGCCAATGCTTTGCCAGCATGGAACACATTTGCATGGCCAGTGAGCTGAAAAATTCCACGGCCACGAAAACGATAACCGTCCCCAGAATTTTCATCACGGTTACCCATGCGATTGCTATATACAGAATTTGCGATCTTCTTAGGATTTCCCGCATACTCATTGGCTTTCTCCAAGGTAGGAAACCGCTTTGGCCAGATCCGCATCAAGGTTGCAGCTTTGTAGTTTAGATTTTCCTCAAGCAGTTTAAAGTTACCGCTCTCGTGGCTGGCCTGCCCAATGAACATAGCCTGCTGGTTGTGTGTCAGGATCTGAAAGCGCTCAAAGGTTTCATTAAGTGGATCCACCCACTCAGCACCAATATGTAACTTGGCCAGTTTCTCAGCGTTTAGCATTGACTGCCTCCATTACTTTGTTGTAGTTGTCGATGCAGGCGTTGAGCTGGGCTGTGTTCCTGTCTCCTTGGGCGACGATCTCTGCAATAGCGAGGAGAGTCTCTCTGTCAGATTCACTTCCCGCTTGGTTGCTACTTCCGCTGGTAGTGGCGGGACTTGCACTGGCTTGTACGCAACCTGGGGTTTGGAGGCGCAAGCTACTAGAGCGAATAAGCTTATTAAGACTAGACTGTTTTTCACTAATGGCATTGTTGGCCTCCTGCAATTTGATTGAGTTGTCATTGATCTGCTTGTTTAGTTCTTGCTCTTTGGTTCGAGCCTCTTCATTCTTTGTGGCTATCTCTGCCTGCATTTCTACATCTCTATCTGCCCACCCATTGTGATGACCATATCTATAGAAACCAAAGAAAGCTAAGAAGACCGCTAAGATCACCCAAGGATTTATCATTGTTCAGCCCTCGCAGCAGATCGCTCTTGTGCTATCTCTTCTTTGGCAGGATCAACAAAGTCTGGTGGTGTAGTCGGTGGTGGTGGCGCTCTCCACTCTTCGTCAAGTGGTGGGTTAACCCATACTGGTAGGCCACCAGATGGTGCTGTCCAAGTGGATGTTGCTGGCGCTGCAGCTGGTGTAGGGGTAGGTGTAGGCGCACTAGCAGAGATCTTCTCAGCCACGGTCTGCACACCCTTACGACTCATCACCCCACCGATGCCACCCACTATGAGCAAAACGATGTCGTTGAGCATTTTTGCAAATGACGCATCAATTGGCGCCATTGATTTTATGGGCTGGACAACAAAGGCCAAGCTGTAGAGCATAAAGAATACGATGCCAGTGAGGATCAGAGTTACGACTAGGACCACAAAGGCCCAGACACGTATCTCAATTTCCTCTTGAGTCAGAAGACGGTTGGGATGGAACTTGTGGGACAACTTGTTTCTCCAATACAGGGGCAACTAAATAATCGGGACAGTCCTGGCTAAACAAACAATCAGGACGCTGGCAACGCTTGGCTGGAAAGTTTTTAGGATCCTGGCAAAAGTACCGATAGCGGTCATCGCATCCAACCAGCAACATAAGCACCAATAGATATCTCATTGACCTTCTTTCAGTTCTTTCTTGAGCTTACGCAATTCTGCTATCTCTTTTTTGAGCTGTGCTTTCATGTACAAGGTTTCTATGTAAGCCATTGTGGTAGTTCCAACAACAACACTTAGCATGACACCCATTAGAACCCACCATACAAGCTTCGTAGTTGCCACATCAACCATCCAAAAATAAGAGATATAAACACCACTGCACTTACTCCTGCGCTTAACTCAACACAACGTAACTCTTCCTGCTCTCTTTTCCACCTAGCCATCCTAGCTCTGCGGATCATCTCCGATCTAGCCCATTCCTGCTCTTGCTCAATCTTTGAATACATCTTCAAAAACCTACTGTACAAGTCCTTGAGTTCTGCTGGCGCATAGACCATTGCCTCACGCACTTGCTCCTGCAGTTTCTCCAACTGCAGTTCGACTAATGCTCTCTCGATCGCTTTCTTACTGGTGTTCTGGCTGGGATCGTAGACCGTTTTGGACTGCTCTTCAAGCTCTTCGTAGTAAGTTTTGATTTGTTGCTGGGTGTCGAACAAGACTCCGATGTTTTCTCCAATGGATTTGATAAGTTCAAGTTCGAGCTGTTCATAAGATTGCTGTTTGGATGCGCTTGCTGTAGGCTTTTGTTGAACCTTAACGGCAACAGGCTTTGCAATGTCAGCTTTAGGTTTTGCACCAAAGAGTCCCAAGAACCAATCAAAGATTCCTTTGATAGCCTTAATGTCAGACTGAACTCCCTCAACCGCTTTCTTAGCAGACTCCAGCTGAATACGGCCTTGGTGTAGAAAGTCCACTCCCTGCTTGATAGCAGAGACTGCACCCTGCGCCAGCATGAGGAGAGAAAACGGGTCCACATTTAGATGCCAAACATCTTCTTGAGAAACTCAGCAGCCACGCCTGGGCCAAGCAGGACACACAGCATTACAGCATAGATCAAGTACTCAATCTTGGCCATACGCTTATCACCGCTAGACAATGACTCATCAATGCGCTTGTAACGTTCACTACATAGCGCTTCATGGACAGCCAAGCGAGTGTCAGTATCCTCAAGCATTAATACTTGCCTTCCGCAAACACATTCACAAACACAGTTCCATCTTCCAAAGCCTCAATCTCATGCCACTCTGCTTCCCTGAGATTTATAGGCTGTGTGTTCTTGTCAATAACCTTTTCAACCCCTTCTTTGCGTACCGCACAACGACCAGCATGGCACATAGTCAAATGCGCATAAATATGTTGATGGCGTGGTAACCCTTCACCTTTGTTGGCATGGTATACGTTAAGAGTCGCCCCATCATATGTGACACTGTGCGTTGGCACTAGCAAATTCATAAGTTTTGCGCTCCAGTAACTTGTGGTTGAGGTTGATTTGGATCGAATTTAATAGGTTTATCTGGTTTTGGTTGGTTGGTTATTAAATTAGTTC